TCTCATCAAGAATAAAGCATTCAAATACTTATGGAACCAGTACACTCAGCATGAGCAAAAATCACTGGGCAGTACGAAGTGGGCAGTATATAATGCGCTTACCCATTGGACCACACATGCACCTGTTGGTAAGAAGACTGATAAGAACAGTGTTCTGAAAATCAAAGAGACCCAACAGATGGCAGCAAGTGCTGCAATCAAGCAGTATCTAGTAGCCGCATGAAACATCTTATAGATGTCAGTAATCATATCATGAGGTACTCGCAGGTGTATCATTTCGATGCACCTGTAACACCTCTAGTTATAGAAGAGGTGCAAGATCTGTGCCAAAAATATGGAGAAGAATTTGTTTCAACTTATATAGAAAATTATTTGAGCTTAGGGGTTGACTCATCTAATTAAGTGTGCTAAAATCCTTTTTAAAAGTTTCAGAAGGAGAAAATAATATATGTTTATAAGGATATATTGTAATGAGTAATATTACAAGAGAAGATCTTATAGGTCAGTATGAATATGATATTGATGATTGGTGGTGTGCTTTGTGGAGTTTACAAATAGGAGCTACACCACCTCAAGGTCATGGTAAGAAATTCATTGCCTACGTTAAATTTCGTTGTGATGAAGCAGGAGACTGGAAACTTCATGACGCACTGCCTCAACTGTTCGCAGATTTCTATGAGGAAATGGGAGATTGGTGATGTACAGTGTTAGTGATGAAGTAGTTACTGAATTCAATAACTATATGAACAGCAGGATGTGTTTACTCTACGAAAATAAAATGACTGTCAACATCAGGTATAACTACTTTGGTGATGGTATACATGCGATAGAATCAACTGATGGAATTAATATTAATTTTGAAGATGATATACTTTCGCCATTTTTGGAGAGTGTAGATGCCTGAGATTCAGTATCACATGCACCCGCTCCCATCAATATTCTTGATGGAGTTGGATATCCCAACAGAGTTTGTTGATTCGTGTAACGATTATCTCGATGAGTTACTTACTCAAGACGATAGAGTTAGTGCAGCCAACACGCTTGTGGGTCAGATCAAGACGGGCGAACAGCTAGTCATGGATCATGAAGACCCAAGGCTAGTACCGTTCTCTAGATTCTTATGTGATATGGGCGTTACTTACATCAACCAGTTCATGAAGCAATCTGGTCAGATACTAGATGGTAATCGTAATGTCGAGATGGATGAGCTATGGTCAGTCCACAGTTACTCAGGAGATTACAATCCTATACACGATCATGGAACTCAAACTATAATGGGCATAAGCTGTACAACATGGACTAAGGTTCCACCTCAGATACTACAGGGTCCACGACCTGGGTCACAGGAGTACGGGCTATACAATGTCAGCGGTGAATCCGATGGTTGTTTGTGTTTTAATTATGGGCAGTCAAGCACTTGGGACAGAGAGCGGTTGAAACCTACTCAGAATGTCGTAGTGCGACCTCAAGTAGGTAGACTGTATATGTTCCCATCGTGGATGCAACACATGGTGTACCCATTTAGAGGAGAGGGTGAGCGTAGGACAGTGGCTGCTAACATCAACTGTTTTCCTGTCGAGGGAGAAATAAAAGAGTAAAAAAACTTTGCTTTTTGATTTCAATAATGTTAAATTCTAAAAACATAAATTATAGGAGATTATATCTATGCAGATGATCAATGGTATTCCTGAGATTGTTGAGGGTGTGGCATACTATTCTAGTGTGACGATCCCTAAGCCAGACTTTAACAATGTTAAAAACATTTACGTTGTAAATCTGGCAGTCTCTGATGAGATCTTCCAACAGTTTTCAGATGCTGGCTACAACACAGGACTAAAACCTGCTGGTACAGCATCGTTTACAGAAGATCCTGTCATTACATTTCAACAATGGGAAAAATCAAAATACAAACCACGGCTTGTAGATACGGACAATAATAACATTGACGTAGCTATTGGTAATGGTTCTCGATTAGCTGTGCAATGGAAGCACTCAGAGTATGGTGAACCACCGCGAGTATTTCGCCGTCCTATCTTGGTCAATGCTCAACTGATTGAGCTAGTACCATATGGTGAGATGTCAGAAAGTAGTGAACCTCTTCATAGTGCCCTAGCATTTTAAGGATAATACTTTATGAGCAATGAAACAGAAGGCTGGACTTATACATCTGAAGATGGAACTTATTCTGTTAGTGAGTTTACAGAGGAAGGCAAGATCGCCTTTGTGCTGTTACTGGAAACAGATAAGGAGATTCAAGCAACCAGAAAAACTTTGGCTAAACTTGAGATGGCAGTGAAAGGCTTTAACACAACCGTAATGGAACAACTAACGGAGGAAATGCTTGTAGTAGAAGAAGAAGAGGAGTAAATTATAATATCATCTATGCTTATATTCACTGGGGGCTTCGCGGCCCCCTTCTTTTATTTGAGGATATAGAAAATGGGATTTGCCCAAACACATGAGGATTGCCCTGAGTGTGGTCACAAGGACTGCTTAGGAATTAATGATGATGGTACAGCCAAGTGTTTTTCATGCGGTATATTCATAAAAAAATATACTGGTGTTAAACAATCACAGGAAAGGAGCCAGAGCATGGTACAAAGTTCAGTACCAAAACTAGTGAAAGATGAGATTACAATTAAAGAAGGAGACTTCTATCCACTAAAAGATCGTGACATTTCTTTAGCTACTGCTAAGAAGTATGGGGTTAGGTCTATCCAGAACTCTTCTGGTGAGACCGTTAGACACTTCTATCCATACTACAATGGGGCAGAAGAAGTTGCCTACAAGACTAGAATGGTGGACACCAAGGCATTCTTTAGTAATGGTCCACTACAAGAGTGTGGTTTATTTGGACAACAGTTGTGCAGTGACAAGGGTGGTAAATACATTACTGTCGTAGAGGGTGAGTGTGATGCTATGGCTGCTTACGAATTACTAGGCAGCAAGTGGCCTGTAGTTAGTATTAAGTCTGGCGCTCAGAGTGCTGAGAGAGATATCAAAACACAGATAGAATTCCTTGAACGCTACGACAATATAGTTATCTGTTTCGATAGTGACAAGCCAGGAACTGATGCTGCCAAACAGGTAGCCAGACTGCTGAAACCAAACAAAGCCAAGATCATGCTGATGCCAGAGGGGTTCAAGGACTCCAATGATATGCTGCGTAATAATGCACATGGTCTGTTTGTAAATGCTTGGTGGAACGCTAAGACGTATACACCTAGTGGTGTATTAAATGTTAGTCAAAACAAAGACAAGTTTCATAACAGAGTTAAGAAAGAATCTGTTCCGTATCCGTGGGAAGGTCTTAACAAAAAGCTAGAGGGTCTCAGGCAGGGTGAGCTAATTACTCTTGCAGGTGGTACAGGTCTTGGCAAGTCTTCTGTTACCAGAGAACTAGAGCATTGGCTACTCAAGCAGACCAAAGATAATGTAGGTGTAGTCGCGCTTGAAGAAGACTGGACTAGGACTGTCGATGGTATCCTGAGTATTGAAGCTAACGCTAGGCTGCACATAGATAGTGTTAGAGAGCAGTTCTCTCAAGAAGAAATAGATATCCTGTTTGATGATATGTTTGTGGACAACGATAATCAGGATAGGCTATGGGTCCATGCACACTTTGGATCTAATGACATAGACGGCATCTTCTCAAAGCTGCGGTACATGATCATAGGTTGCGAGTGTAAATGGGTAGTGATTGATCACCTACATATGATGGTGTCTGCTACTCTTGAAGGTGATGAACGTCGATCTATTGATGCCATCATGACACGTCTCAGGAGCCTCGCTGAGGAGACTGGAGCAGGACTTATACTGGTATCCCACCTCAGGCGTATTGACGGTAACAAGGGCCATGAGAAGGGAGCAGAGACTGATCTGAGCCACCTCAGAGGTAGCCAAAGCATTAGCCAGCTATCTGACTGTGTTATAACCTTGGAAAGAAACCAACAGGCTGAAGATCCTGTAGAGGCAGCGACCACTAGGGTCAGAGTATTGAAGTCTCGTTACACAGGTGATGTGGGTATTGCTGCCCATTTGCAATATGATAAGGAGTCAGGTAGACTTACAGAAGTAGAGTATTCAGATATTGATTTTACTTCTGATAATGACTTGGCGTTCGACTAATGAAACTTCTATTCGATACTGAAACAAATGGGTTGTTTCCTGATGTCACCCGTATGTGGTGTCTTGTAATACAAGATGTAGACACAGGACAAATGTGGGACTTTACTGAGGATCATCTTGAGGATGGTGTGCAGTTATTAAATCAAGCAGAGCTAATAGCTGGTCACAATATTATTGGGTTCGATATTCCTGCCTTGGAAAAATTCACAACATTTAGATTAGGTTCACAGAAGATCATAGATACCTTGGTCCTATCTAGGCTATTCAATCCTGTACGTGAAGGCGGTCACAGTATTGAGATGTGGGGTAATCGTTTTGGATTACACAAGATAGACTTCAAGGAGTTCGACCGTTATTCTAAAGAGATGCTGGAGTATTGTAAAAGGGACGTAGCTGTAAACGTAAAAGTCTATCATGAGCTTCGTAAAGAAAGTGCTGGCTTTGACCCAAGATGTATTGAGTTAGAGACCAGTGTCGCTTCGATCATGAAGGATCAAGAGGCTCATGGCTTTTACTTCGACAACTACAAAGCTGACATGCTACTGGCTCTCATGCGAGAGAAGATGAAGCTCGCAGAGAAACGAGTTTCAGAAGTCTTCAAACCCAAGGTCGATGAGCGGTATATCTATCGCAAGGAAACTGCCTCTGGTGCCCTATCTAAACTAGGAACTTGGGATAGAGTGGGTGGACCAGGAGTGCGTCTTCTCGATGAGGAATATGAGTTCTTTAGCAAGTCTCCTAGCATGTATACCACCAGAAAAACTGTAGTGGATTTCAACATTGCATCACGCAAGCAGGTAGGTGATTACCTTATTGAGTTTGGATGGAAACCAAAACAGTATACTGAGAATGGTAGGGCTGTTGTTAATGAGAAAACTCTATCTGAGATTGAGGGTATACCTGAGGCAGAGCTTATTAAAGACTACCTCATGTATCAGAAGAGACAAGCTGCGTTAGAGTCTTGGCAGAAGTTTCTTGAGAAAGACAACAGGGTTCATGGGTTTGTTATACCAAACGGTACTATCACTGGACGTATGACACATCGTGATCCTAACATGGCTCAAATACCTAGCGTTAGTTCACCCTATGGTAAGGAGTGTAGGGAGTGCTGGACAGTGCCTACTGGATACAAACTAGTAGGTATAGATGCTAGTGGCTTAGAGCTTAGGATGTTGGCACATTATATGAATGATGAGGAGTATATAGATGAAATCATTAACGGAGACATACACACCGCTAATCAGAGACTTGCAGGGCTTGAATCAAGAAATCAGGCGAAAACTTTCATTTATGCACTCCTATACGGAGCAGGAGATGAGAAGCTTGGAACAGTGGCTGGAGGAGGCAGAGAAGTTGGTAGTAAACTTAGAGGGCATTTCCTCCATAATCTCCCATCATTTAACAACCTTAAGAACAGAGTATCACTCGCAGCTAAGAGAGGATTCCTTAAAGGGCTAGACGGTAGAAAGATATTTGTTCGATCTGAACACGCAGCACTTAACACATTGTTACAGGGTGCTGGGGCCATTGTTATGAAGAAGGCATTGGTTATATTCAGTGAATACATACAGGATATGGATGCTCATATTGTGGCTAATGTTCACGATGAATGGCAGGTAGAAGCCAAGGAAGAGATAGCAGAAGAAGTAGGAAGACTTGGCATAGCTGCAATCGTACAGGCTGGATGGGCTTATGATTTAAAATGTCCCCTAGATGGAGAGTTCAATGTCGGAAACAACTGGTCAGAAACGCACTGATAGAATAAAATTAGAAAGTATCTGTAATGATGAAGAAAGCGTGGGATTTTATGCATCCTTTGAAGACGGTATAAGTATACAGTACGAACCTGCAGGAAGATTAGACCCTACAAAAAGAACTCTTTGGATAAATGCTGATCCGGATGAAGTTTGTATAGCTTTTTTTGATGATAAGTTTGGTCAGGGATTTAACACAGAAAATGAAACAGGAGTCTGGTTGTCTTATGAGAGCAGTAAATTACAATATCATAAAGAGGTAGTTGACACCGTTGATGTTTTAGAAACTGTTTACAGACCCGCTGATTATGAAGTGGATGAAATGTTTGATGCATATGATTATGGCCCACAATCTTGGAGAATACAGGATGGTATAAGATGGGTATACCTCCATGAAAATATGTGGGTATCAGAACTAGGAGACTATGAACATGATGACTGAAAAGGTAATGTCAAAAACAACTAGTCAGAAACGCATTAATCCTAGAACAGGAAAACCGTACTACTATAAAGACAACCCTGAGGCTGTAAAGGCTAGGAATGCAAGACGTATGTGGGTAAATGGAAAAGAAGTATCAAAGTTCCATCCACTACATAAACCTGGAAGGTATAAAACTTTAGGTGATGCAGCCTTCAGTTCTCTGAAAGGATACGAAACTATTAAAGAGGGTGAAGTGTATATTATACATAACCCATCTTTTCCTGGGTGGATAAAAGTTGGTATGGCCTTGAGTGCAAACGACCGTTTAAAACAGTTTCAGACAAGCTCTCCCTTTAGAGACTATGAACTAATCAAAGCTTACAAAGTTGAAGACCGTAGGTTGTCAGAGGCAGAAGCACATAAAGCTCTAGGTAATAAGAACCGTAAGGGTGAATGGTTTTACATGGAACATGATGTAGCTATTGCAATACTAGATGGAATATTTACAGAGGCATATCAGCATGAACTCTTCTAAAGATTTAAATAAGTTAGTAGATGACATATATGAATTCATTGCTCCTTTGTCAGAAGGAAAGAATTTAAATTTACCTGAGGATCTTATAGAAGATTTTGGAGAAAGAATAAAGTCAGTTATAACCAATTGGTCTAAGCCAAAAGAACAAACTAAGGGTTTAAGAATGTCTAATATTGGTAGACCCGCTAGGCAGTTATGGTATGACTCAAGAAATAACAACACCAATTCAATCCCATCTGCAACACAAATTAAATTCCTCTACGGTCACATCCTAGAAGAATTACTTTTACTTCTTGTTAAACTCTCTGGTCATGAGTTGTCTGATGAGCAGAAAGAGGTCGAGGTAGATGGTATCAAAGGCCATATGGACTGTAAGATTGATGGTGAGGTTGTTGATATTAAAAGCGCCAGTAACTTCGCATTCAAGAAATTCAAGGATGGTACGCTTGATGGTGATGATCCCTTTGGGTATCTCTCTCAGCTTGCTGGCTATGAAGAGGCTGAGGGCACTGAGGATGGTGGGTTTCTTGCTATAAATAAAGAGACAGGAGAGTTGGCTTTTTACAGACCTGGAAAATTTAGCAAACCCAATATCAAGTCTAAAATTTCTAG